AGAGCTCAGACACATGACAAAAATTTAAAGGTCGACACTGAGGTGGATGTGTACTTCATACAACTAGAAAAGATACTGAGTTTGCCAGACAACATGTCAGCTGTGCTTTGTTGGGCAGCTCACAATCATGCTGCATGTGTATCAAAGATGGTTCATAAGGACCAACTGGGCGCACGAGAAATTGCTGTATTGAATGCTTATGCAAGATTAATGTGCAGGTATGTAGAAGATATAGCTAGACATATTCGAGATAAAAATTTCTCACGAGGAGATAAAACCAATCTCATTGAAAATCCTGACAAAGACGACATTGTTCTTCGTTCTAAGCGTCGATCAGATTTGCTAAAGAAACAATGTAAGCATGTTTTCTACGATAGTGCTGACTGCAGTACCTGGGGCCCTAGCATGCAACCTTACTTTATGTACCAGACTCTGGCAGCTCGATGTGATCCTGATGTTCAAATGGTTGTCAGGAATTGTTTGTCACTTTTCTCCACCAAGGTTTTTAAAATTCCTGATGCAATATATTGGTATAGCAAGGAGGAAAGGAAGGATTCCAATAGCATAGTGACTAAAGTGTGTGAAATGCTTAAAAATATGGATGAAGAAACAGGAATTTATGAAAAGCAAGTGATTTTTTTAGAAGAAAGCATGCATCAAGGAATTCTAGGTTGCTCATCAAGTCAAATGGGTTCAGACGCTCACAATTTGTCTGACTTTGTGTTAACTCATGTGTACAAGGACTGCAATTATGCCAGTGAAACTTTCACTACTAGTGACGATTATGCTCGAATCATAAGTTGGGATAAATCCACAAAAGGAGTGTTTGATATGATGAAATCAAATTTATCATTGCACACTTTTATTATGAAAATGATGGGTATTAAAAGAAATAAGCAAAAATCCACAATGTCTGACAGCTACTTTGAGTTTAATTCAACCTTTATGACGCCTATGGGAGAAATACGACCAGACGTGAAATCACGTTTAGCATACGTTGATTACTCTCACAGCCCTGATGCATATGACGTAAGTATGAGAGTAGTTAATCAAACTTGTGAATACATGAGACAAGAAGGAAGTATTGTGGGAGCTTGTTGGATCAGTTTGTTAAACAGTCACCTGGCTTTGATTCAGAATCAATCTAGATCATTATGGAAGAGGATTGGCCGTAAGATATTCGAGATACCTCTTGAGTTGGGTGGCTTGGCATTGATAGACCCCATTTTGCATTCTATTGGTCATTCCATGTTAGGCGTATTAAACAATTATGGGGGTTATGATGACATTGCGAGATCATTCAACATAATGAACGACTGCGCCCCGTACACAGCATCACTCTCTGTTGGTGAAAGGAATATGCCGTCTTTATCGAGATCAGGGGTTGTACACCTGTGTTCTAAGACTAGCCAAAGTAAGAGAAGATTTAAGGAGTTTTTGATGAAAATACCACAAGAATCCTTTGCCAGTGCTTATTTGTACAGTCGAACTCCACAGTTGCTCCTGGCTCTGATGGCTTGTGCCCAAAGAGAGAAGGACCAGGCAGGATCTGATGGTTCATTCCAGAAACTGATGGTGACGCAAACTCCTGGTGATGCACCCATATATAGAGTTTCTT